ATCAACGTTGCGATCGGTAGTCGAAACCCCGATGTCGCGCCGATCAGTGCTCCAAACCGCTGCGGGTCAGGTCCTGCGCCACGCGCTGCCGGGGGTGGGCGACGCGCTTCCCGGCGTGGGCGATGTAGCCAAAATCGTCGAGTCTGTAGCTCCCGCCACCGCTTCAGCCGACTTGATCGACATGATTCCCGCGTTTATCATGAACGCGATGCGGCAGGGAATGTCGAAAGACGAGGCGATCAAAGCGACGATGGAGAGATTTAAACTTAGCCAACCGCACCCGATGTCCGACCGATTCGTGATGGACCCGAGTTACCCGGTAATGGACCCGATGACTGGCAAACCGGTGCCCCACGCTTTCGAACTCGATACGCTCTACGACACGCTCAACGACCCGATGATGGCCGCAGCGGATAAAGAATTCATCGAACCGTTACGCCCTTCGATGGCGCTCAATAACCTGCTATCCCCGGCGCAGATCGATTTTAACACCCCACCACTCAAAATGCGTGGTGTGTTGCGCCAAATGCGAGAAGCGGACCCGGAGCGTTATAGGCAGCTGATCAATCAGGCGAAGGATTATTCGACCAGCACTGGAGAAACAGCCATTGAAAGCGGGATGATGACTCCACGCGATCTTGAAAAGTTTATGCGTGGTATTGACAAAAATCCCAAGTACCGACCCGAGCATTTGTGGAACGATGAGTAAATACGCCGTGGTACAATCGCACACTACAAAGGAATAACCGATGGCAACCGAATTCCCGCAGCAGCAGGTGGACCCGCAGGCCGGACCCGAGGACGAAGAGGGCATGGTGTTCGATCTGGACGACGAGTTCGCCGAGGTGGAGGAGCAGCCCGATGGGTCCGCTATCGTGCGGATGGACGAGTTCGCGGGTCCTATGCAGGACGGGGATTTCTACGAGAATCTGGCCGAGACGATGCCCTCGTGGGACATGAGCCGCATGGCGTTGAAGTACATCGAGATGGTGGAGAAGGACCGCGAAGCGCGGAAAGATCGGGACAAGAAATACGAGGAGGGGCTGCGCCGCACGGGGCTGGGGAGTGATGCCCCGGGTGGGGCGACATTCGCGGGGGCGAGCAAGGTGGTGCACCCGGTGATGGCCGAGGCGTGCATCGATTTCGAATCGCGAGCGATTAAAGAGCTATTCCCGCCGGATGGACCGGTGAGGACCAAGGTGGTGGGGAAAGCGGAGGAGGAGTCGACGCTGCGGGCCGAGCGCAAGCGCGACTTCATGAATTGGCAGCTCACCGAGCAGATCGTGGAGTTCCGCGACGAGCAGGAGCAGATGCTAACGCAACTGCCGCTCGGGGGATCGCAGTATCTCAAGATGTGGTACGATACGCGGATGAAACGGCCCTGCGCCGAATTCGTCGCCGTGGACAACGTGCTACTGCCCTTTGCCGCCGGTTCGTTCTACACCGCGCAGCGGGTGACGGAGCAGCAGGATATAACGCAGGAGGAGTTCGAATCCCGAGTCTCCAGCGGCTTGTACCGCGACATCGACATCATCCGCGCAAGCATGGAGCCGGAGACGTCCGCAGCCGAGAAGGCGAACAACAAGATCGAGGGACGGCAGTTCGAGGATAACGAGGACGGGCTACGCCGGGTGTACCACATCTACGTCAACATGCCGGTGGAGGACGACTCGCACTCGAAAGGCGAGATAGCGCCCTACATCCTGATGATCGACGAGTTAAACACCGAGGTCATCGGGCTGTACCGCAACTGGGAAGAGGGCGACGAGAGCATGGCCAAGCTCGACTGGATGGTGGAGTTCAAATTCATCCCTTGGCGCGGCGCTCTCGCCATTGGCCTTCCCCACCTCATCGGCGGACTCTCCGCAGCGCTCACCGGCGCACTGCGGGCGCTGATGGACTCGGCGCACATCAATAATGCGGCGACGATGCTGAAGCTCAAAGGCGCGAAGATTTCGGGCCAATCGCAGCAGGTGGAGGTGACGCAGGTGGCCGAGATCGAGGGTGCGCCGGGGGTGGACGACATACGCAAAATAGCAATGCCGATGCCATTCAACCCGCCGTCGCCGGTACTCATGGAGCTTCTCGGCTTCCTTACCACGGCGGCGAAAGGCGTAGTGACCACGAGCGAGGAAAAGATCGCCGATATCACCTCCAACGCCCCGGTAGGGACGACCCAGGCGCTCATCGAGCAGGGCGCTGCGGTATTCTCCGCCATTCACGCCCGCCTGCACCAATCGCAGGGCCGGGTGCTCATGATTCTGCAGCGTATCAACCGCTGGTATCTGGACGACATGCGCAAGGGCGACGTGGTGCAGGAGCTACCGATCAAGCGCGAAGACTTTAATCGCAACACCGACGTAATCCCAGTGAGCGATCCGCACATCTTCAGCGAAACCCAGCGGTTTGCGCAGAATCAGGCGGTGCTGGCGCTGATGGAGAAATACCCGGACCAGTTCGATCGCCGAGCGGTGCTGCAGCGGGTGATAAAGCAGATGAAGGTGCCGAACCCCACCGAGCTGATGCCGAGCATAGTGGAACCGGCGGAGATGAATGCGGCGGAGGAAAACGCATCGATGGCGATCGGACGCGCAGCGTTCGCATACCCGCACCAGAACCAACTGGCGCACATCCAAGCGCATTTGGACTTCGCGCTGAACCCGATGCTGGGCTCCTCGCCTATTATCGCTCCCTCTTTCATGCCTCCGTTCCTCGAACATTTCAAGCAGCACTTGATCCTCTGGTACATGGGCCACATGAACGGGTACGTCGAGGAGTCGCTGGGCAAGAAGCCCGAGGACTACGATGTGCCGGGAATCACGGGCGAGATCGACAAGCTGTACGCACTGGCGTCGCAGCATACCGACATGGACACGAAAGAAGCGTTCACTAAGGTCATGCCAGCGCTACAGAAGCTCGTGCAAACGATGCAGCAGTTTAAGCCCGAGCCGCCGATGGACGGATCGGATAAGGTGATCCTGCAAACGTCGATGGCGGAGACTCAACGACGTGCGAAACGGGACGAGATGGACGCGGCGAGGGACAAAGAGAAGCTCCAAGCGGACATGCTGGACAAAAACCGCCGGATGCAGATCGACATCGCAACGAACGCGAGCAACAATCTGACCGAGGAACGAATCAAGACAGCGGAGATATCGCACGATGCCTCCGTCTTGAAACACGAGCAGGAGAAGACTGCTCTCGCCGCGCTGGAAGGCGCTCAACAATCTCTAGGAGGTCAAAATGGCTACCAATAATGCAGGTCAAATGGGTCAGGATGTGAATATGCACAAGCGCATGGCGATGGGTGCGAAACTCGACGGGTCTTCGTTGGGTGCTAAAGAGGAGGCGAAATCCTCGAGTGGCAGCAAGCCCAAGATGGGCGCATTGACACAAGCGAAGAAGAAATAAAATGCGATACGTCAGCGACTTCGTGGGTGCAGTCGAAGAACGCAAGACGGCAATCGCTCGATCGTTAGTTGAGGGCAATGCCATCAACTTCGAAACCTACCAGCGATTGGTAGGACAGCACCAAGGGCTTGCAGAAGCTCTGGATATCCTTAACAATCTTCTAAAGGAAGAGGAAATAGACAATGATAGATAAACCGGTAGCTTTGAATGAAGCAGCGTTGCGGGAAGCATTTCCAGCAGTTGATCCCGGTGCTAAACCAGTAGGCGGACGTGTACTCGTCCAATGGCGGCAGACTCGAAAGACTGTCACCGAATCTGGGATTGTACTGGTCGAGGAGACCAAGGAAACGGAGAAGTGGAACAATCAGGTGGCGAAAGTCATCGCGCTGGGTCCACTGGCTTTCAAGAAACGCGACTCGCTCGAACCGTGGCCCGAGGGCAACTGGATCGAGATCGGGGACTATGTGCGAATGCCCAAATGGGGTGGAGACCGCTGGGAAGTACCCTACGGCGACCCCGACTTGGGCGAGACCGCATTGTTCAGTGTGTTTAACGATCACGAAGTAATCGCAAAGGTTACAGGTGATCCCTTGAAAGTAAAGGCATTCCTATGAATAGCGAAGATAAACTCGATTTGCAGGTATCGGAGGGCTCGGACGGGTCCGCGACGGTGCTGCTCCCACCCGGAGAAGCGCCGGATGTGGGTCAGAACACCGGTTCCAATACCGCGAGAGGTTCCGCAGACGCGGATGATGACCATGACGACGATTCGGGAGGTAGCGTGGACAACACGCCGGACCCCGACCCGCAGCGGGAGGCCATTCGATTGGCTCGGCGCGAGGAGCGAAATCTCAAGAAGAAGCTCCAAAAGGCGCGGACCGCCGAATCGTCCCATTTGATCACCACCCTGCAGCGGCAGAATGAGCAAATGACCGAACGGCTAGCGGTGCTGGAGAAACGCACCGCTGGGGCCGATGTAGCGCGACTGGACAAGGCGATCGAAGATGGCCATGTGCGGCTGCAATACGCGAAAATGAAGATCAAAGAGGCGACCGAGATGGCGGACGGCACCGGACTGGCCGACGCGCAAGAGGCTTGGTACGACGCCCGACGCCAAGTCGAGTCGCTCGAAGCGCTTAAAAAGCGCTCGGTCACCGCCCCAAGCTCGGCGGCTGTACCGAAAGCGCCCGACCCCCGGCTGAAACGGCTGGCGGGGGACTGGATGGCGCGAAATGATTGGTACGACCCGAATGGGAAAGATACCGACAGCAAGGTCGCGGTCAAAATCGACGAAAGTCTCGTCGAGGAAGGCTGGGATCCCAACACCCCCGATTACTGGATGGAGTTGGACAATAGATTGACAAAATACCTGCCTCACCGTTATAATGGTGCCAATGACGATCAGTCATCTGCTCAACATCGGAGACCAAGGCAAGTGGTAACTGGATCTGGACGAGAATCACAAAGTTCGCTTAAACCGAACGAGTTCCGTCTGTCTCCCGAGCGTGTGAGGGCCATCAAGGATGCGGGCCGGTGGGATAGCTTAGCCGAACGCAACAAGATGATCAAGAAATACGCTGAATATGACCGCTTAAATGCTAACAGGAGCTGAGAACATGAGAGATGACCGTCTAAAAAAAGATACTACCGCTGGTGGCCGTGAATCCCGCGCATCGCAGGATCGCCAACGTGCCGATGCCACTACACAGTTGGCTAGTGATCAGGAGCGTCGTAGGATGTTCCGGAACGAGTGGATTCAAGAATCCCTCCCCAAGCCCCCGGATGTTCCGGGATATCACGTGATCTGGCTGTCTACCACTAACGGCTACGATCCGATCCACAAACGCCTCCGCATGGGGTATTCTCCCGTCCTGATCGACGAAGTTCCGGGCTTTGAAAACTACAAAGTTAAAGCCGGTGAGCATGAGGGATATATCGCGTGCAATGAGATGCTTTTGTATAAAATTCCAGAGGACATTTACCAGTCCATCATGGAAGAGCTGCACCACTTTGCGCCTCAGGATGAAGCGGATAAAATCCGTATTCAAGCTGATAATCTTGGTCCGCGTGACAGCAAGGGTCGATCGTTAGGCGATATTGAAGGCGAAGGAATTCGTGAGCTTGACAAACCTATGCCCGTTCCGGTATTTACCTAACGGATTTCGAACTTCTTTGGAGAAAAGACAATGTCTTCTACAAATGCACCGTTCGGTCTGCGCCCTGCTTTCCACCCCTCCGGTTTGGATCGCGCTCAAGCGTTGGCTGGCGGTATTGCGTCGGCGTATAACACCGACATTCTAAAAGGCCAACCGGTCAAACTCAACTCGAGCGGCGTTATCGTCGTTGCAGCAGCAGGTGATTCCTTCCAAGGAGCATTCGCTGGTGTGGAGTGGACTGACACCACTGGTCGTCGTCGCGTATCGAACTATTGGCCAGCTAACACGGCTTACACCACTGGATCGTGCGTCGCTTATTTCTACAACGATCCTAACATCGTTTACGAAATCCAAGCGGACGGCTCGCTGGCTCAGACCTCCATTGGAGATCAAGCCGACCTGAGCAACACTACCGCTGGTTCTTCTACCACCGGTTTGTCGCAGTGCACACTGTCCACCACATTGGTGGGCGCTGGGAACTCTGCTCAGATGCGGATCGTAGATCTGGCTCCATACCCCGATAATGCTTGGGGCGATACGTACACGGTTGTGCGGGTAACTATTAACGAGTCGCAGTATCAAGCGACCGTTAATGCCATTTAAGGGGGACTGAACCATGGCCGCTCCTATGCGCAGTACGGACTTTAGAAGTATTGTTGAACCTATTCTCAACGAGTGCTTCGACGGTGTGTATGACCAACGAAAAGATGAAAGGTCCCGTGTGTTCCGTGAGGAACAGGGCATTCCACGTAACTACCATGAAGAACCCGTCTTGTACGGTTTTGGTGCAGCTCCTCAGTTGCCCGATGGTACTCCAGTGACTTACCAACAAGGTGGTGTCCTGTTCCTGCAACGCTATGTGTACCAAGTCTTTGGCCTCGCCTTTGCCTTGACCAAAGTGTTGGTAGAGGACGGTGACCACATTCGAATTGGCCAAGTCTATGCTCGCCACCTCGCCCAATCACTGATTGAGACTAAAGAAACGCTGTCGGCCAACGTGCTGAACCGCGCTTTCAATAGCTCTTATCCCGGTGGTGACGGCGTGCAGTTGAGCAGCGCTTCTCACCCCATCGTGAATGGTACTTTCAGCAACCTGTTGTCGACCGCTGCTAACTTGTCGCAGACCTCGCTTGAGCAAATGCTCATCCAGATCCGCCAAGCAGTGGACAACAACGGCAAGAAGATCCGTTTGGTTCCACGTCAATTGATCGTGGCACCCGGAAATGTCTTCCAAGCTGAAGTGTTGCTCAAGTCGGTGTTGCGTGCGGGTACTGCGAACAACGACATCAACCCGGTCAAGTCTATCGGCTTGCTCGACGAAGGTGCCGCAGTTCTCTCCCGTCTTACCAACGCCAACGCATGGTGGGTTCAGACCGACGCTCCCGAGGGCATGAAACTCCTCATGCGTCGCGCACTGGAGAAAACCATGGAAGGCGATTTCGAGACTGACTCGATGCGCTACAAAGCAACCGAACGTTACCAAGTGGGTTGGACTGACCCACGCGGTATCTACGGCACGGCTGGCGTCTAATCATAGCGGGGGCTTCGGCTCCCGCTCCTTTAAGGAGAAAAGACAATGGCTCAAACCTATTTCGGTTCTACCCTGCGCACAGGCTCTGGCTCTTTGACTGACACAACGGATGGCGGCTATGTCGTCGTTTCTCAAGTTGTGACGGTCACTTCCTTGGCTACTGGCGCGGCGGCAAGCGGCACTATCACTCTTCCTGCGTACTCCCAAATCATTCAAGTTTTTGTTGATAAGGTCGTGACTCAGGTCGTCGGTGGTGGCACTGCTACGACTCTACCTTGCTTGGTAGGTTCTACCAGCGGCGGCGGCGAATATGTTCCATCCGTGGACATGTTTACCACTGTGCGCTCCAATGGTGTAATGACTGTGGCGACGCTGAATGCAATGGATGACATTGGGACAAACACAACTGTGTACTGCACCGTTGACCCCAATGGTACTGTTTCTACTACGCAAGCACAGATTCAATTCACTGTCGTTTATGCTCAGAAAGTTTGAGGAGGCACATCATGGGTCAATTCAAACCAATGGTCAAAATGATGACCACAGAACCATCAGTTGAGCTAAAACTCAAGACTGGTGGTTCAGCTACTTTCGCTCGGATGAAAGCCGAGGGCATCCCAAAGATGGGCGATAAAAAGCCTGTCAAGAAGATGGACGGCGGTGTTATGGGTGCTCTAGCGGGTCGGATGCCTATGGCTCCTCCCATGGGTGCTCCCGGCGCTGCTCGTGCTATGGCTGCAAAGCGCATGGCACGTCGTGCACCCGGCATGGTAGGACCGGACGCTATGTCCGCGACTCCTATGCGGCCAGCGATGAAAGAAGGTGGTAAAGCTGAACTCGCGCAAGATAAAGCCATGATCAAAAAGGCTTTTGCACAGCACGATTCACAAGAGCACAAAGGCGGTAAAGGTACTAACTTGAAGCTTAAAAAAGGCGGCAAGATGGCGACCGGCGGCGTTGTGAAAAGCACCAAACCGGGCGAGTACAAAACCGGTGGAGTAGTCGATGGTCAGGGCGGTTACAAAGCGGGTGGAATCATTAAGTCCACCGGTGGCGCATCCAAGGTGACCACTGCTCATCCCAATCACAATTCCGCGCCCACGGGCGATGTGAAAATGGGCAATGACGGCGGCTACAAAAAAGGCGGTGCTGCAAAAAAGCATTTTGCTACGGGGGGCGCAGTTGAAGACTCGGGTCGCGCCGTAGCAATGCCCAAGAAGAAACCGTCGGCTCCGGTAGCGATATCGCAGCTATCTGGCACGTTCAAGCGTGGCGGAAAAGTAAAAGCTGACGAGTGTTAATGGTGGGGGCTCCGGCCCCCACTTCTAATTGGAGAGATTTATATGGCTATTACGGCTACATCACAGACATTGTTCGATGGCGAAAGAGTAGCCATTATGAAGTTCTACGCGATGATGAGCGCGACAGAGAACGAATCCGCCGTCGTTAAAGTTAATCCGGCGAATCTTACCCCATCCAACGCCGGTGGCGCATGCGATGCCGTAAGCATTTTGAAGGTAACCGCGCTGACGCACGGTCTTGAAGTTCAGATGAATTGGGTGGCTACGGCCCCGGTGGTTATCGAACTAATACCGCAGAATAACTCGTACACGCAAGACTTTTCGAAAATCGGAGGGTTAACTAACAACGCCGGTGCCGGGAAGACCGGCTCGATCTCCTTTACCACTTTTGATGGTAGTGCAGGAGATGCGTACACGGTGATTCTCGAAATGCAGAAACACTACGTTAACCCTGTGACCTGAGCATGCCCAGCAAATCGCCCTCCCAGCATCGAATGATGGAGGCGGTCGCACATAATCCTGCGTTCGCCAAGAAGGTGGGTATTCCTCAGTCGGTCGGGAAAGATTTCGCAAGAGCTGATAAAGGCAGGAAGTTCGCCAGCGGGGGTCCGAGTTTAGCGATTGGGCGCGGAGAAAAGCTTTCGGCGCAAGATGGTGCAGGATTGACTGCAAAAGGTCGGGCGCGGTATAATCGAGCGACCGGGTCGAATCTGAAGGCCCCCCAACCCCAAGGCGGGGCTAGGCGCGACTCATTTTGCGCAAGGATGGGGCCGGTAGCGGAGAAGTCCGAAAAGGGCAGCAGAGCGAGAGCATCAATGCAACGATGGAATTGTCCGGGGTGGTAAAGATGAAAAAAATGCGTAAATTCAGTATTGGCGGCCCCTCCGATAGCGTCGAGCGGGCTGATCCACTGAGCGATGAGAGTTCGCCCAAGGGCAAGCCGTTGGAAATCGCGGCAGCATCGTTCCGCATGCCCGAGCCCGAGCCAGAGCCGAAACCCGAGCCGAAAGCGGTCGCGGCTAGGCCGAGCGTACCGAAAGTAGTAACCGCAAAGATGATGCGGGACGAAGGGTTCGACAATCTGCGCGACTATATGAATTCAAAACTCGGATTGGTGAGGCGCAGGGAGTCGCAACCGCCCGCCGAGGAGATGTACCCGATTAAAGACGCACCGGTAGGCGCGGGGCGAGGCAAGGTAGCCCCACCCACCGTCGGTGAAGTGCAATCGATGGCGGGGAAGTTGAAGCGAGAGCTGAAAACCAAGAACATATCCGACACCGGAATGCGGGAGTTGGCGACTGAAAAGCTTGTGGGATGGGCCGACGACGAGAAGGGCCAAAAATTCCGGATGTACAAGAAGGGCGGTCGCATTAATCTCGCGGATTGTAAGGTTAACACCGTTGCCAAGAGCGGCAGAAAATCGGGGTGGTAGCAGATGGCATACTCCAACACCGTCGGCCAAACAGTCCTCAATGTACAGACGTTCATTGATCACGGTGCTCGTCGGTGCGGCAAGCTCGCCGAGGAATTAACATCGGAGCAGCAACTCTCGGCTCGCGAGTCGTTGTTCATTCTGCTCACTAACCTGTCCAATATCGGCATCAATTACTGGGCGATCGACAAGAAAGTATTCGGGGTCACCGCCGATAACTACATTTATTCGCTTCCCAAGGGGTCGATCGAAGTGCTCAATGCGCTCTATCGCAAGATGAATCGCCCGAGTGGTGGTTACTATTCTTCGGCTGGCGGCAACGTGGACTACGCGTTCGACGGCGACGTGGACACAACGTGCCAGCAGACATCGGCCAATGGTTACATCTCGGTGGATTTCGGCACCGACAACCCCATATATGCGGGTTCCATCGGCGTCCTGCCTTATGTCTCGGGTGGTGGTAGCGCGGTCTGGACCTTTGCGTTGCAGTATAGCATCGACGGGAGCACTTGGCTAGATCTGGAAAGCGTCCAGTCGACCACCGTGACCGATAATGAGTGGCTCTGGTACGACATTAACCCGGGCCAAAGCGTCGAATTCTACCGCATCCAAGCGTCCGGCGGCACCACGCTCGCCTTGCGCGAATTCTTTGTGGGCAACAATTCGACCGAGATCACGATGGCGCGACTGAATCGCGATGACTACACGAATCTGCCGAACAAGAATTTTACAGCGAACCAGCCGTTTCAGTTCTGGTTTAACCGCACGATCCCTCAACCGCAGCTGTGGTTATGGCCCACCCCGAGCGACCCGTTGGTGCAAATGACTGTCTGGTACTCGCGCCAAGTTATGGACGTGGGGGCACTAACGAACGAGATCGAAATCCCGCAGCGTTGGTACGAGGCGATTTTGATGCAGCTCTCGCACCGGATGGGGTTGGAGTTGCCCAATGTGCCGTTGGACCGCGTCCAATATTTAGAAGCCAAGGCGAACGAGTACACGAATCTAGCCGAGCAGGAGGAGCGCGACAAGTCCCCGATTTACTTCGCCCCAGCGATAGGGGTGTACACGGCATGAGCATCTTCCTCGACACTCGTGGTAATACGACACTCTCGATCGCGGTGTGCGACCGTTGCAAGATGAAGCGGGCGCACTCGGTAATGCGTCCGGACCCTAATTTCCCGGGTTTGCAGGTTTGCAACGAAGGTTGCGCGGACCAAAAAGACCCGTATCGACTGCCCGCGAGGCAGACTGAGCGTATTACGATTCGCTTCCCGCGCCCGGATGTGTCCGTGGCTGTTCAAGATAACAATCTGATATCCACTGGATACGGCGGTTGGGTGCTCTCCCCGGAGCAGAATACTCAAACACCCGAGAACAATGGTAATTTGGATAGTATAACGTTGAGTCCCTAAATGGCTAACTTAACCATCACGCAGCTACCAGCAGCCGGGACGATCACCGGAACCGAATCTGTACCCATAGTTCAAAATGGGCAGACGGTTCGGACGACCACTGCGGCGATTGCGGCGTCCCCATCGCAAACGCAGACGTTCCTGACGAAGAATCAAGAGCCGACTCTACCCAATTCTCGATACCTTTCGACCGGTTCCGGACTGGGTCTGACCGATGGTGGAGCGCAGTCTTACCTCCGTCTGGAGTTCAACGGGGCAGCAGCGAGCCTCGAGACAGTATCTCCGGGCGTTCTCGTTAAGACCGGAGCTACCACCATAGCTAACCGCACGCTCACGGCCTCCGGAGCGGGTCTCTCGATTACCAACGGCAACGGTGTCGCGGGCGATCCAACGTTCGCACTGAGTGGCCTAGCGCTCGCCATAGCCAACGCATCGGGCACTGGAATGCTTGCGGTGGTCGGAGGAACCACAATCGCGGGTCGCCAGATTTTCGGGACGGCGAACCAGATCGATGTGGCGAATGGCAATGGATCCAACGACCCCGTACTAACCCTCGCGAGCAATGCAGTACTCCCCGGAACGGGTGCGGTAACACTCCCGCAAGGGTCGAATGCACAGCAACCGGTGGGTGCGAGTGGTCAAATGCGGTTCAATACCGATACAAATACGTTCGACGGGTATGCGAGTGGTTCTTGGCGTACTTTCTCGCTCGCTGGGGGCGTCACCACATTTAGCGCCGGGTCCACCGGGTTCACTCCGAGTACTCCAGTCACCGGCGCAGTAACTCTGGCGGGTGTTCTAAATGCTTCGAACGGCGGTACGGGCGCGGCGACCCTCACCGGATATGTCTTTGGTAACGGGACGTCCACGATGACGGCCTCAACCACTATTCCGACCACTGACTTATCGGGTACTGTATCCAACGCGCAGCTCGCAAATTCCTCGGTGACCTACAACGGGGTCAACGTGGCGCTCGGCGGGTCCGGCACTATTTCCGCGATAACCACGAATGCACTGACGATAGGTACGGGGCTTACGGGAACCTCCTACAATGGTTCGGCGGCGGTCACGATAGCGATCGATAGTACGGTAGCCACGCTGGCGGGTACTCAAACCCTAACGAACAAGACGATCAATGGGTCGAACAATACACTGAGCAGCATTGCGAATAGCTCGCTCACCAATTCGGCGGTCACTATAGGTACAACGGCGATTTCGCTCGGTGCGACTAGCCTCACGTTGGGCGGGTTGTCCTCCGTTGCGGTTACAGCCGACCCGACGACGGCTCTGCAGCTGACGACGAAGCAGTACGTGGACAATCTCGCCTCGACTGGGTTGTACTACCACGATCCGGTGCAAGTGTCGACGACTCAGAGTCTAGCGGCCCAAACGGGCGGTACGGTGACCTACAACAACGGGGCTTCCGGTGTTGGGGCGACCATTACGCTGTCCGTGGCGCTGACCGTTCTTGACGGCTATACGTTGCTCAACACCAACCGGATTCTAGTGCAGAACGAGGTGAACCAAGCGTACAATGGCATCTACGTCTGGGCTACCGGCGGTACGGTTCTGACCCGTTCCACTGATGCCGACTCCTATGGACCCGGCACGGGGGACTTGAGCCAAAACGACTACTTCTTCGTCCAAAATGGTACGGTGCACGCTGGTAACTCGTTTGTCGTAACCACGGTTGGAACGATCACCTTCGGTACTACCGCGATCACCTTCGCGCAGTTTAGCACCTCGCAGGTGTACACCGGAACGACTCCGATCCAAGTCTCGGGCACGGTGATCTCTCTCACCACAGTCCAGACCGGATCGGGCGGCACCGGGTTGACCTCTTTCACCGCTGGCGATCTGCCGTACTACGCATCCGGCACAGCGCTGTCGAAGCTCGCGATCGGGTCGACCGGCTATGTACTCACCTCTTCCGGGACCGCTCCGCAGTACGTGGCGCAGTCCACACTCGCGGTGGGTTCGGCTACGGACGCGACGAATCTGGCGATCTCGGCGAGTACTACGAATGCGGACTACCCGATCACGGTGGTGAGCACCAATACCGGCAATTTGCCCCAATACGTGGCAACGGGCTTAACAGCAAATCCGTCTACTGGTAAAATTACGGGTGGCGTTTCTGGAGGAACTTTCTAAATGGCACAAACAGGATATACCCCGATCCAGTTGTACTACAGTACGACGGCTGCGGCAGCGCCTACTTCGGGCAATCTCGCCAGCGGCGAGCTGGCGCTGAATATACAAGACGAGAAGCTGTACTTCAAAAATGCAGCCGGAACGGTCAAGCTGTTGGCGAGTAACGCTACAACGACCAACGTCGCATCCTTCCAAACGTCGCTGGGTGGGTTAACACCGAGTACGGCGACCACCGGGATTGTAACGCTGGCGGGAACGCTCAACACATCCTCGGGCGGTACGGGGTTGACGACTTTCACCGCTGGCGACTTGGCCTACTACGCCTCGGGCACGGCGCTCACCAAGCTCGGGATCGGGACGGCGGGCCAGATCCTGACCTCCTCCGGCACCGCCCCTCAGTGGAGCACGCTCAGCGGCGTGGCGGTCACAACGATATCATTCGGCACGACTGGCCTCACTCCAGCGACTGCGACTTCGGGCGCGGTGACTGTTGCAGGAACTTTGGCTACAGCCAACGGCGGTACAAACCTGACCACCTTCACTTCTGGTGGTGCGATGTATGCCACTTCTACCTCTGTGTTGACGACTGGCACTTTGCCTGTCACAGCAGGCGGTACAGGGCTTGCCACAATCACCGCAGGGCGCATTTTGTATGGCGCTGGTACATCAGCCCTCGGAAACTCCGCAAGCCTCTTCTGGGACTCTGCTAACAGCCGTTTCGGTGTTGGTACTGCAACTCCTGCAGTGACCACCGAATTGGTGGGTACTGATGCCATGCTCATCCCGAAGGGGACGACAGGAAACCGCCCTACAGGCGTATCGGGCTACTTGCGGTTCAACACCACTTCGACCGAGTTTGAGGGCTACAACGGCACTGCATGGGCATCGGTGGGGGGTGCGGCGCTAAGTAACGACACCACAACCGCGACGAATATTTATCCGCTTTCTGCGGCGGCGACAACTGGCACTGCATCAACGGTGTACACATCGAACGCCAATTTCCTGTACAAGCCCAGCACGGGGGATTTGAGCGCAATAGCGCACATCTCTACCAACGGCATCACGCTGAACGCAAACACGATTGCTACAAGTTACACTATTGCAGCGACGAACAATGGTCTATCGGCTGGCCCAGTATCAATCAATGGCGGTGTAACAATCACAGTATCCACCGGCTCGGTTTGGACAGTTATCTAAAGGACAAAACATGAGTGCAGTACAAATCTCAGGTAATGCCAGCGGCACGGGTACGTTGACCATTGCCGCACCCAGCACGAACACCAACAGGACGCTGACGCTGCCTGATAACACCGGCACTCTACTGACTACCGGCTCTACCTTTGCTGGTACTGGGCCAACATTTAGCGTAATTTACAGCTCTCTTAGTGTTCCAACTGCAACTGTTACATACTTTACAACTTGCACTACAAGTTTTGATACTGCATCTTGCGTTAATTTAACCACAGGAAGGGTATTACCTCTTATTGCTGGTTATTATTTTGTAACTGGGCAAGCTGGCTATGATGTTAATGGTATTACAGCAAGCTCCGTAGTTTCAGGGGTACAAAAAAACGGCGCGGATGTTAATGTTGTTGGTGGTGTTGGTCAAGCATCAGCCTACCCCAGAATTGTATGTTCTGGAATAATTTATTGTAATGGAACAACAGATTATTTGCAGTTATACGCATATCAAAATGGCGCTACTACAGCTACTTCCGTGTATGGCAGATTATTTGGTGCATTAATAAGGGCTGCATGATGACACTCTATGAAAAAATTAAAACCTTGTATCCAGAATTACAAGTTTTAGAATTTCGACTCGAATTTGGAACTATTACATTGGTGAAAGAGGGTGATATTGAATACATAGCCAAGTGGGAACACCCCACACTTGCACGACCTACTGAGGAGCAATTAGCATGACCTTAGCAATCTCCGGCACAACCGGCATCACCCTAGCCACGCAGTTTGACTCTGCCAGCACCTTTGGGTTTAAAAACCGCATCATTAACGGCGCAATGGTTATTGACCAGAGGAATGCTGGGGCTGCTGTTACTGTAAATACTGGAACCCAAACATTTTCTCTTGACCGCTGGTTTGGTCAAGCTACAGCATCTTCTGGTGTTTTTACATTAACACAATCATCTACCGTACCCGCTGGATTTACAAAATCTATGCTTGTAACTGTAACAACAGCAGATGCCAGCCTTGCAGCATCAGATTTATATCTTATATCACAAACTATTGAAGGTTTTAACGCTGCTGATTTAGGTTGGGGAACTGCATCTGCTGCAACAGTAACGCTTTCGTTTTGGGTTCGTTCAAGTGTTACTGGAACTTTTGGTGGTGCATTTGTAAATAGCGCAGCAAATAGGTCATATCCTTTTACATACTCTATTTCTGCTGCTAACACTTGGGAGCAAAAAACTATTACTGTTGTTGGTGATACGTCTGGGACATGGGTTACAGACAATGGAATTGGAATTCGTGTTTACTTTGGACTTGGATTAGGCTCTACATATAGTGGCACGGCAGGGGCTTGGGCGGGAGCTTTTTACATCTCAGCCACAGGTGCTACAAATCTTATGGCAACCAACGGAGCCACCTTCTATATTACAGGCGTACAGCTAGAGAAAGGTTCTACTGCCACCAGCTTTGACTACCGGCCTTATGGTACGGAGTTGGCTTTGTGTCAGCGGTACTACTACAGAGTATCTGCGGCTAGTGCTAGCTTTGCTGAATATGGGACTGGCTACATAAACGCAACATCACAAGCTGCAATATTGACTGTATTTCCAGTGACTATGAGAATTCCACCAACAGCCGTTGAGCAAAGTGGCACGGCTGGTCATTATGGTCTCTTAAATTTGAATGTAAGCACTATTTGCACATCTGTTCCAACATTTTCTTATGGAGCAGTAACTTCAGCAAGAACGTCATTTAACACAGGTGCAACTTTGGTTGCTGGTCAGGGTTGTATGGGAAGGTCTGAAAGTACATCTGCTTATCTTGGATGGAGTGCCGAACTATGATTTACAAAATTCATTCAACCAACATGGACGGTCAAATTGTCTATGCCCGCATTGACGATGATGGCAAATGCTATCTGACCTGTACAGAAGACCACCCAGAGTTCAAAGAATGGGTTGAGGCTGGCAACACACCCCTACCCGCAGATGAGGTAACACAATGATTCATTTCAACCAAATAGCAAACCCGCCACAGCCTACATATAGACCAATGTGCGTTGCTTGCGAAGGGCGTGGTGTAGTGCCAAGCCTGAAGTCTGTGCAACGCTGTGAGCAATGCAACGGCACAGGTAAAGAAAACACACCTGAGGAGGCAACACAATGACCATCGCGCTCAACGGCACAAGCGGAATTACCAACGTTAACGGCACTGCGGCTGCGCCTGCCATCACGGGGACGGATACCGACTCTGGTATGTACTTTGGTACGAACATAGTCGCATTAGCTACCAACGGCACAAACGCTGTCTATGTAGACGCAAGCCAAAACGTGGGGATAGGGACTACCTCAACAACCCCAAGATTTAGTGTAGTTTCTACTTCTGGTACTTACAGTGGCGGTATTCGGGTAAACGGAAATTCAAGTGGAAATAACCAGTCTGGTATGTACATCGTTGGTTGTCAATCAACAGCAAAATACAACTTTCTTATTGGTTCTCAATTTAATGTAGATAACGCTTTTGAGATAACGCCATCAACTGCTGTTAACGGAACAACATTTAGCACTCCTGCGATGGTCGTTGACTACAGCGGTAACTCAATATTTGGAAAAACAACAACAGCGATAGGCACTGTTGGTGCATATATAGCTTCAGCTGGAAGAATAACTATATCTAACGCAACAACTACATCTGCTGATGATGGACTACAAATTTATTCAACTGGAGCAGCAAATTATCGTTTTTGGGTCGGCATGGACGGCACTATTCATGCTGTTTCAACGAGTATTGTCGCTATTTCAGATGCATCATTAAAAACAAATGTTAAAGACCTTGAAACAGGTTTAACTGAAGTAATGGCGTTAAAACCTCGCCGATTTGATTGGATTAATGGTGACGGTACTAATGTAGCTGGATTTATTGCACAGGAACTTGAGCAAGTTTTACCTGAGTTGGTAGTTGAATCCAAGTATTCACAAGATGAACAAGGCAACCAAATTACTAAAAAATCTATCAAGATGGGCGACATACTGCCTACCTTGGTAAAAGCTGTCCAAGAACAGCAAGCCCTAATCACATCCCTAACTGACCGCATTGCGGCGCTGGAAGCAAAATGAACGACAAACTAACTCTCTCCACTCAACTGGTCAACCAAATCCTCGGCTACTTGGGTTCACGACCATATCAAGAAGTGTTCGCCCTGATTGATGCCTTGCAAAAAGAGGCTCAAGCCAGCATGGCAGAGCAACCAAAAGCGGAGTAATGAATGGAAGCGGTTCACGAATTAGCCACCGAAACAGACAAGCGCCTAAGCGTCCACGAGGCGATATGCGCCAGCAGATACGAGAACATTCAAGCCCGCTTTGACGAAAGTTCCAAGCGCATGAATAAGATTGAGTACCTGCTGTATGGGGTGATTGTCTGCGTGCTGTTTGGCCCCGGCGTGGCTGGGGAACTCATCAAAAAAGTTTTGGGGTTGTAAATGAGCGAGGAAAAAATTCAAAACATGGAAGCCAAAAGCCAATTTATTGAGAAGATTACGTTCGCGCTTCTCCCTTTATTATTTTCTTGCGTTGTCTATTTAATGAGCGCCTTGTCAAACTTGGCGCATGAGGTCACCATTCTCAACAGCAAAATTTCGCTCGTTGTCACATCAGACAACAAGCAGGCGTCGAACACCG